CTACAGACCTTGATTTATGGCTGACCAATCTCTTCAAGCATTTCAGCTAGGCGCATCGCTGTTTGACCGCGCACAAACGCAGCAGCGGATGATGGAGCAGATCAACATGCAGTTAGCTGATCAGCAGATTCGCAAGGGGCAGGCTGAGCTTCAGAACAAGATTCAGCTCAATGCCTACAATCAGGCTTTAGATGAGCAGTTAAAGCTCACAAATGATTACGGAAACATGCAGACAAATCTGCAAATGCGTGATGAGTTCTTTAGAAATCCAAAAGCTGAATTTCCAAAATTTCTTCCGGTACAGTCCAAGGCAAACCAGAACGTAATGTTCCAAGTTAGCCAGCAATTGGATAATTACGCGCCTCGCGCACGACTTCAGAAATCTCTACAGACAATAGAAAACAAACAGCTAAGCGATGCGGCTGATATTCAAGAGTTGTACAATGTTAAGGTTGTAACTCCAGAAGGTTCTATTGATCAGGTTGTTTTTGATCAGTACATGCCAAAGCTTGTAGAAACCAGAAAACTAAAGGATTATAGCCAAGACGTAAGGGCTGCATTTACTCAGACGGATAAGACTCTCCCTTTTGAGCAGCGAATTGGGGATGCAATGTCAAAAGCAAAAGAACGTGGAAAGTCTTCCACTGAAAGAACTCAAGAGAGGAACGCTGAACTAGCCATTTCTGAGTACACATCTGCATTTGGAAAACCAGACGAACAGACTGACGCATACATCAGAAATAACGCTTTCACTGGAAAATGGAAAACACCTGAAGGCACTGATCAAAAACGTATCAGGGGCGATGAAACCATTTCTAATTCTGCGTCAATGCTTACTGATCAACTCAATAACTTTGAAAAGCAGTTTGGTTCTGGTGCAATTCAAAAATATGTCGGACTCATTGACGGCAAGGTTGAAGAGTTAAAAAGAAAGATTTCTTCCGCTAAAACTGAGGAAGAAAAACAAGCGTACGCTTTGCTTCAAAGATTTCAGAGCAACTTTAATACGGTTGCGTTCGAGAAGTCTGGAAAAGCTGTCACCTCTCAGGAAATGGAAAGGCTTAAAGCTGCTCTCGGTAATATCCAGAGCAACAACTTTGCTGATGATGTTAGGAATTTTGCTTCTCTAGCCGCTGAAGATTACTACGGAACCGTAAGGTCGTTCAAGGATCAGTACAGAATTACGCCAAACCAAGTTCGGCAGGCCAATGAGCTTGTGGTCAAGTTTAAGTTGCCATTTACACCGTTTGGACAACAACAGCAGCAATCGGTTGCTCCTGCCGCAGGTGGACAAGGTAAAACAATTATTCGCTTCGATGCTCAGGGAAATATAATTCAATAATACCATGCCTATCCAAGCTGAAATTGATGGTATTGGAATCCTTGAGTTTCCAGATGGAACGCCAAACGACGTTATTCAGTCTGCCGTAAAGCGGACGATTTCTCAGCGCGGACAAGCTCAACCTCAAGACGCCGTTTCGGCGATGTCCTCGCAGTATCAGGCTCCTCAAAGGACTGGAGCCGATCCTTACGCGAGCATGTTTCAAGCTGGTTCAACTCAGCAGCTTCAGACGGCTGTAGATGACGCCGGTAAGATTGGAGAGCAGAAGGCTGTCCAAGGAGAGTCTGGCCAATATGTGACGCCGTATTTTCAGCGTCCCGGTGTGATGACGGCTCCTCCAAGTGTTGCCACCTCTGAAGAAGAAAAGAAAAGAACCAAAGAAGCCGCAGTTCAAGCGGCTATTACTGCCGCAAGAGTTCTTCCTGTTGCTGCTGCTGGAATGGCAACCGGAGGATTGGGTCTGATTCCAACCGCAATGGGTATGGCTGGAGCTGGAACTGTTGGTGAAGTCCTTGGTCAAACTGGCGAAATCCTTTCCGGTCAAAGAAAAGGTTTTTCTGAAGGACAGCTTTTAAAAGGCGGCGTTGTAGCGGCCACTCCTATCCTTCGTCCAATTCAAGGAGCTGCTGGACCTTTAGCTGCTGGTCTTTACCAAGCTGGAAAACAATCTATTTTAAACGCGTCAACATCAGCATTTGCCGATGTAATTCAAAAATACATCGATGAGGATCGGCTTCCTACTTGGGAAGAGCTTGGAAAAGAAATTAAACTTCCTGCTCTTTTTGGTTTTGCAACTGGAGGCGCAACCGGCGCACTTGCACGCGCACCTAGTGCATTAACGACCGAACAACAAATTGCTCAGCAAGGACGAGAAGCTGGCCAACGCCTTGAAGCGACACTTGGACCTGAAACCGCTCCGCTGACGGCTACTCAACAAACTGGAAGAAATGTTCCCGGTACGTTTGGTCCGGGTTCAACAGGGCTTGCTACACAGCAGGCACTTCCAGAAAGAATTCGCGGTCAGTTGGGAATTCAAGCTCAACAAGACAGAGGCGCAGCACAAGTGGCGCAACAAGAAGTTCTTGGTGCCGAAGGCGCATCTCGACAAGCATTACGCGGAAGTGCTGCTGGTGCCGGTGGCCAAGCTGTTGGAGAGGTTGAGAACGTCATTGGCAGCATTTTACCACGCTCTCCAAGGGCTGCGTCTCTTCAGGATGCTGCCAACAATTCTGTCGGTTTCATTCGCGGAGAAGATCAGCGTCTGAATGCAATTGTTGACAACGCTTACAATACAGCAAGAACAGTTAGAACAACCAGATTGGGTGGTCAGCCAGAAGTTCCAGTTACTCCAAGTCAAAATCTTCGAGATACAATCGACGAAGTGCTTGGAACTTTGGCAACAGAAGAGGTAACAACGGTTACTCCTTCTCTGATTATCGGAGGCGCTCCAACGGTTACCGTAGAGCGAATTCCTTCTCAGTTTTTTAATGAGGCATCTACACAAGCAAGACGTTTAAGAGACGTTGCGAGCAGCCCACAAACATTTGAGCAGATGGTTGGATTGCGCCAAAATATCGATGGGCTAATCCACCAATTTCAAGAATTTGCTCCCGGTTTTGCTCAGAATCAACTTGGCAGACTTCGCTCTGCATTGAAACAAGAGGAGCTTGCATCTGCTCGTAGGCTTGGAATTGAAGGCGAAGTTGTTACGGCTCAACAAGCTGCCCAGAATCGATTCAACCTTCTTCAGGACAATCAGATTATCAGGAGGGCGTCAATTCCAGCAGCAGAAGGTGGATATCAAAACACCGAGCAGTTCTTCTCCGACTTAGCTGCTTCTCCTGCTGGTTTTCAATCCATTCAAAATCTCTTAACTCCAACAGCTCAAGGAAGAATTCAATTTAACCAAATTCGAAGAGGTTTTGTTGATTCATTGAGAAGCACCGGAACCATTGATATCGGTGGAGTTCCAACGGAAAGTTTGTCTTCTTTTGCTAACAATTTCAGAGAGCTTCCGCAGGGGGTTAGAAATATCGTCGCTGGCACCGAGGCAAATGCAAACAGATTGCAGTCAATCCTGAACGACGCAGTCCGCACCCAAAACGTCGGAATGTCTATTCCAGTTTCGACAGGAATCAATCCTCAAGCGTTGACTGAAATAACGGATAACATTGGAAATATTGCCTCGCCAGCTCTTCGCAACACGGTTGCAAATCTAGCGAGACAAGCTAGGGACAGGGCTGAAGAGTTTTTCAACACAACAACTCGGCGTGTTCAACGAAACCAGCTTAACCCAGATACCGATCCTTCTCAGTTTGTCAGGGACTTTGTTTTCCGCTCTGAGAATCCACAAGTTGTTCAAAACGCGCTAAACCAACTTAGTCCAGCAGTTCGCGATGCGGTTAGAGCCAACGCAGCGGTTGCTGTTCTCAACCACGTTTCTGAAACAGGACCGGGCAATGTTAGGCGCGGAATTCAAAGTCTTGATGACATTGTTCAAGATCCAAACCGAATGCAGATTATTCGAGATGTGCTGGAGCCTAATGACTTCAACATGATCAACGATTACATGGCTTGGAATCGCGCTAGAAACCTGACAGCACAAGGTGGAAGACTTCAGCCAGATCAGTTGGCCAACTCTGTCATGCGAGCGACTCGCGCTAGGTGGGTGGTCGATGCGTTGGTTGGAAGCCCAACTGTTCAAAACTTTTTGAGCAGTGCAGTTCGGTTGCCGCAAACATTTGCTGGTCTTAAGCCAAACCTAACGCTTCCGCAGGCTGAAGCCCTTGCAAAGGCTTCGAACATGTCGCTGCTTCAATTCAATAAAGAGTGGGATAATCTTAGCAAAAAGTCTGAAGAGGCTAAGGCAAGTTTACCCGAGGATAAGCGTCAAGTTTTTGAAGACTCTCTTGGAGTTCCTTCTCGGCCAAGATTCTAATGAAAACCTCCCTCTCCAAAAAGGGTAACACCTATCAGGGCAAGAAGGTGACGTTGAATTCGCCGCGCAAGATCGAAGGCGTGACTCCGTATCCGAAGAAGAAGACTGTCTTCGTGAAGAACAAAAACGATAAGGTTGTTGTGCTTCATTTCGGTGATGTTCGATACTCCGACTTCACCAAGCACAAGAACCCGAAGCGTCGGGCCAATTTTCGCTCCCGCCAAAACTGCGCGGAGGCGAAGGACAAAACAACGCCCAAATATTGGGCATGCAAAAACCTCTGGTAATATGGACAAGATGAAACTTGGTGGAGGCGGTCGTTACGAGAAACTCGTTAGCAGTCTTGAGAGCAAGGGCGTCAAAGACCCGAAGGCTCTTGCGGCATCCATTGGCATGAAAAAATACGGCAAGAAAGGCTTTTTGTCTCTTGCTGCCAAAGGTCGTCGTCGAGCGTTGCGCGAAAAGGCTAACGCTTAGGATATCGTCCTTTGACGTACGGCTTCTTGGCCGACTCCTTATCGACAACGAACTTCTGCGGGTCTGCGTAGTTCCATGAGATGTCGCCGCCCGTGCCACGCTGGATCATAATCGATCCGGTGACTTTTCCGTCCTTGTCCGTCATGCCGGAACGATCCGCTCGCTTCGCCATTCCGAGCATAAATTGTCGAGGTTGATTGAAACCAACTTCCTTCATCACAATCACCTCTCTGGCCCAGTTCGTTAGGTCCGACGATCCGAATCCTGAGTAGGCCATCTCTGCCACGCTCTCCGGTTTGTCGTCTCGACCTTTTGGCTTCGGGAAGTGATGAACGAGAATCAGGACTACGCCCGTCTCCATCATAATCGGCTGGAGCAAGTGCCGCGTAAAGTTCGCGCAGACCTCGATATCCGATGGATTGCCGCCCATGTAGGAGAGCAGCGGATCGATATAAACCACATCGACCTTAGTCTTGCGAACGAGTCGGCGGAGCATCGTCGCGAAGTCGGAGCCGGTCCTAACCGTCTCGCGGAAGAAAAGCATATTGGCGCTCCGAAGACCTCGCTCCCAGTTCTCCTTACCAAAGGTCATCTGAGCAGCGCCCTTGAGTGCATCATGCTGATCGGCGATGTCGTTTTCCGCCTGAATGTAAGCTACTTTTAGCGCACGGACGGGTTTAACACCGAACCAAGCTTCGCCGGACGCCCATTTCAGACCTTGATACGCGGCCATCGAGCTTTTGCCGCATCCACTTTGCCCCACAAAGAGAAGGGATGATCCGCGCCGAACCCACCTATCGCCGATCAAATTGTCAGGATCATTCTGCGGATCGTACTCGATGATGCTGTCTATCGAGAACTCCATCGGCATGTCCTGCGCGTCCATGTCGTCCTTGAACGCTTCCCAGTTCACTGCGCCCACATTGACAGCCAAGAGCTTCTGCTCCTTGCCATCGCGCATTACACCGGCCAGACGGCTGAACCGGCTCGCGTTCTTATTCTTCGGATCGATGCCGATGCTTTCGAGGTAGCGATAGACGACATCGCGGCGCTCGTTCCACTCCTCTCTATTGGCCGCTTCAACGCGCACCCAGCCGTGTAGACTCTTGCCGCCGGAATCTATGACGACCGATAGTGGGAGCTTCGACTCCTTCAGCGCTGTCCATTGCTCATCCTTCGTCTTCTCGTCCATCTCGACTAAGACATGGCGGAAGTTCGCCACGCCAGAGTCTGATCCGCTCTCATCGAAGCATGGATTGATGCGGACGTATGCACCCTTGCTGTCGCTGCCATTCCACATGGCGCTGATGGGCGGCGTGAAATGGTTCTTAATCCATTCGTCGCGCTTGAGGAACGTACCCTTGGAGGCTGGCCTACCTCGACCCTCTTCGTCGAAAATGATGTCGTTACAGATGCAGACAACCTCATCCGACTCGAAGCAGGCTTTCAGGAAGTCGATTGTCGTAAACGGCGACGGAGGTTCCGGCATCGTTTGAATCGTGCGAACGACGAACTTGCCGGTGGGCGAGATGGGATTTCCGCCCTGACCAATGCCTGACTGAGAGGATAAGAGCCAGCCACGCGGCTTGTCGTGCGAAACTTTGGACGCTTGATCGAGCTTGTGGGCCAGTTCATGTGGTTTCCACGGCGGGAGGCATTTCGCGTTGTACTCATTGAGGAGCGTATCAGCATCCCCCGCATTAAGCTCAAAACCGTGTATGAGCGCGGTTGCTACGGCGAATGTGCTTCCATGCCCATTTTGACCTGTGACGGCTCCCGGCGTGTTTCTGAGCCATGCTCTGGCACGGTCGATCTTTGATTGATTCATTGGATTCCAAGTTGTTTACGCGCTATGTCCCCACTTTCGCCCAGATCATTCGAGGCGATTTGCTGGAGAACCGACTTTGATTCTTCGAATTTTGCGAAAAGGAGAGACAGCTCTTTGGGAGTCATCAGGTACTTGCTCCAGTGTTGGATTGGTATGGAGCGAGACTGAAACTTCGCAAAGAGCTGCTCTTGTGCTGCGA